GGTCGACGCCACACCAGCATGGCCGCCCCGCCGTCGGCCTGAGAGGCTCGTTGTTGGCGTCCCAGGCACCGTGCCTGATCCACTTGGTTTCCGACTTCTGCCACTGGTTCAAGTGGAGCGTTCGGAAGACGACTTCGTCGGTGGGTGAGGACTTGGCTTTTTCGGCGAATTGGCGGAAGTATTCTGGCTTGGAGGTGATCCCGTAGTTTGGGTTCGCCTTCTTCCACGTCTCCTCGGCGAATGGGTCATCTTCGGGGTCGGCGGCGTAGATGCAGGGGAGGAAGGACTCGTCCTTGAGGACGCCGTCTCGCACCTTGATGGCTCGCTGCCAGTCCTTGTAGCAGGGGCCGTCCATGTCTGTGCCGGCCGTTGTGATATAGATCGTCAGAGGCTGCCGGCGGGCACCCATGCCCGTCTCGAGCACGTCGACCAGCTCGCGATCTCGGAATACATGAAACTCGTCTATGAGGACCACCGAGGGGTTCAGGCCGTGCTTGGTGCTGCTTTCTGAACTGACAGTTATCATCGTCGACTTCGTTGACTCGACGACAATGGAGTTTCGGTACACCTTGGCTCGACGAAGCAGGCTCGGGCATGACTCTAGTAGGTGCTTGGCCGCGGTATGTAATATCCCAGCCTGCGACCTGTCGCCGGCTGCGACGACAATCTCAGACCCCGGCTCGTTGTCCATGAAAAGGCAATAAAGCCCTAATGCCGCACACATTTGGCTTTTTCCTGATTTTCTCGGCAGTGCGAGAAAAGCGCGGCGATACTGCCTGAGACCATCTGGAGTGAATGTAAACAACAGCTTGTCGAAGAAGTCTTGCTGCCACGGCATTAACTCGAATGGTTTGTTGGCAAAGTCGCCCTTGGAGTGGCGCAACATGCCGCAGAACTGGGTGAACAGGCTCGGCTCTCGTGTCATGCGACTCTCGTCTTCGGCGGATACCGCCGATTCGCTATGTACGGGCTGATGCCTGCGTACTGCCTGAAGTTGTCCTTACCGACCAGATAGAGCGGCCTGCCTGTTGCCCGAAATGCGGCCACCTTGTCCTTTGACCTGCCGAAGAACTCGCCCTTCACCTCGATCCACAGGTCGCCAAGCGGGCCGAGGTCGACCTTGAAGTCAGGCGTATATCGCGTGTGCTCGTCCAGCCTAAACGACTCGGGCTCGTATTGCCAAAACAGGCCGTCGCGATCAAGCCTATCGGCCACGGCCACCTCCCACGAAGACCGCATCCAAATCGTTCCCTGAACACCTTCATACAGCCGATTGAGGTTCGCGCGGCTGCCAATGTCTCGGGCAGCAGCTTGTGACGACCGCTCGCGGTGCAAGCAGCCGCAGGACTGTGTGGTTCCACGTCGGAGGCACTGCTGCTGGATGACGCACGCTTCGCCGCAATCGCAGATGCACGCAACGGTCGCGCGGTTGCCTTTTGCGTATTGTGCGTCTTGCGCTGCCGTTAGCCTGCCGAACTGCTCCCCCTTCAGGACAGGCTTTCTGCATCGAGCGGCAATCGACTCTCGCCGTGTGCAGCCGCACGCCAGCATTTCGCGGCCTCGCAAATTCGCCGAAGTCAGCGTTCTCTCTGTTCCGCAGTCGCATCTGCACAAGACAGTCTGCCGTCCTGACGAGTAGTCGCCATCACCGAGTGCCGTCCACTTGCCGAATCGTTCGCCGGCCTTCACCTGTCGCCTTGCTGGCATATTCCCCTCGGAGTTATGGCTCCATGCCAAAACTGCGAGTCGGGGATATGTGCGTGCATCAACCACGCTTGGCTAGCAGAGCATCCATCGGATCGACGACCACCTTCACGGCTCCGTAGCCGAGGCGGGTTCGATCACCGGGGGTCAGGCCGAGCACGGTCTCGAGGTGCCGAAGCGCCTCGCCGCACTCTTTTGCCTGCATTGCCATTGCCACTGGACGAGAGAATCGGATCGAGCCGTCGGGGGCCAGAACCTCGACGTAGGCCGAGTCGACCGCCTGGAGCTGCTGGGTCGCGTACTCCCACATGACATAGGTCGTCGCGTACCTCGTGATGACGTGTTCGTCGGATTCGGCCAGGGTTCCCATGCCGTCGAGCCACGCCACTACACGGGAGAAAATCTCCTTCGCCCGAGGTTTCAGCCACTCGGCAGGCTGAATCGGTTCCGGCGGTGAGGCACCAAGCTCCTCGCGGTTCTTGGCGTGCTTGGAACCACGCATGGCGAGGATGTGTTTCGGCGTTGGTGGACGACCCTTCATGCCTACAAGCCTACAGAACAGCGTCCAGGGCGTGCAAAGGAGTCGGAAAAACAAGGGCGAAGCTGGACGGCGAACAGCCGTCCAGCGAAAGGGCCAGTTTTGTCCTTGCGTCTTCCCCTTAGGACATGCGGTCTGCCCTGCGCAGCCGACCGGCGAACCGCTCCCCTCCCCTCGCGAGTGCCGTCGTCGCCCCCCGGAGGCGGGCGACGACGGCAGGGCTCAGGCTCGACAGCGCAGGGCTGTTTTTCTCGCGTTACCAAATGTCCAAACGCGACAACCGCCGCGAAACGCGAGAAAAAGATTTTAGGCTTGACCTAATCGCGGACGATGCTATCTTTCATGCGTCGGGGCATCCCCCCGAAAACATCCCCTAGTTGAAAGGCTCGATGCATGCGAATCGCTCACAACTCGCCGGAATGCACGATATTCGTAGAGGGCGACGATGCCCCCGCTCACGTCGAATCGACGACGCACGACGTTGTAGATCGTGCAACGGGGCACGTCGTCGGAAGCATTGAATGCGTTTGGCATGATCATAACATCGCCGGCATGCGGCGATTCGGCAGCGTTTCCGACGACGTTATGGCGCTGGCGCGATGGGATTTCTCCGACGCTGCCGCCGCCGCCGACGCGCTGTACGAAATCCGGCCGGCAATCGGTTGATGAATGACGATTCGGCACACTGGACATTTCCTCCCATTTTCAAATTTTTTGAAAGGCTCACACAATGAAAACCGCAACCTATCGCCCGACAATGAAAAATTCTGACTGTCTGCGATTCGCTCGATTCTGCATGGAATGCGGCAGCCTTGCCGACGCTGCCGCGGAGGCTCGACGCATCGCCCGACGCATCCGCGGCAGGGCGTCGAAGCGGGGGACATGGAAGTACTTTCTACTGCGATTCGCGGCAGCGCTGGAAAACGGCAGCCTGCCGCATTCCATTTTTGCCGAAGAGGGCAACGTGAAACTGCCGTTTGTGGCATTCTCGACGCTGCCGGTTGTGACGTGCCCCGGAGCGGGCGCATGTGCAGGCATTGCAGCCCGCGGCGATGCGCCGAAACTCTCAGATGCATTTTGCTACAGCCTCAGAGCATGGCGATACCCTGCCGCATTCTTGCGGCAGGCGATGAATACGCTGCTGTTGCGATTCAATCGGCGTGCAATCATCGACGCTTTCAAGGCGCTGCCGGAGGGTGTCACGTTTCGGCTGTATGTCGACGGCGATTTTGATTCCGAATCGACGGCCGTTTTTTGGTTCAATCTACTGCGGCAGCGCCCCGACGTTGCCTGCTATGGATATTCGAAATCGTGGGCGATCATTGAAAAACTCGCCGGCATGGTTCCGGCGAACTATGCACTGAATCTGTCGTCGGGGGGCATCGACGACGACGACAGCGCATTCCGCGATAGACTCCGCGCGCTGCCGTTTGTGCGCGGCGATTTCATCGCCCTTCCCGTTGTCGGCGAATTCGCGAAAGGCTTCGCTCGATACGACGACCCCGAGTATCACCGCGCTGTACGACAGGCTGCCGCGGATGCGGGGCTCGGCAAAGTTTTCTCGTGCCCCGGTTCCTGCGGAGGCTGCACCGGCGCGGGGCACGCTTGCGGGGCTCGCGACGATGCGGGGGGATTCATCATGCCCCGCATCGTCGCTATCGGGATTCATGCGCCCGGTTATCTGTCCTGAGCCTGCCGCGCATCGACGACACGAGCCCCGCGGGATTCCAGCCCCGCGGGGCTCGTGCATGCGCGGGCTCGATCACGTCAGGGGCTCAGGCTCGGCAGGCAGGCGACGACGGCAGGGGCTCAGGCTCGCCGGCAGGCGACGACGGCAGGGGCTCAGGCTCGCCGGCAGGCGACGACGG